GGAGTAAATGGCATCTCTTTGGATCTTTATGTGCAGACACTGACTCCAATAGAGTTCACAGATACAGACAATGCTGTGACAAAGGAGCAAGTTGAAGAGGAAACAGGACAGCAGTTGTCAAGTCAGAAACCAGATCTAAGTGTAGAGCATGAAAGTTTAATCATAGAAAAGCTGTCACAGTATGGAGAGGACATTTCTGATGAGTGGGAACTGATAGAAGAGACAGCAGTCACAGATCCACAGCATGAGTACAGTTTGTCGAAAATAGACATGTTTGCAAACACTGCAGATGGAGACACTAAAAGCAAAGAGGACAAAGGTCTTTACAAACTGAGATATGTCTATGCTGGAAATCCTAATCCACAAAGAAAGTTTTGTGTTGAGATGATGTCAAGAAATGCAGGCACAAAGCATGGACTACTTTATAGGCTAGAAGATATTGATGCACTGTCAGCACTAGATCCAAATCCAGGACTAGGAAAAGGAGGATCTGACAACTATAGCATTTTTCTCTATTCTGGAGGTGTTAACTGCAGACATTTTTTCAAGAGAATGATTTTTTTCAGAAAAAGAGACACTCAAGGAAAGTTCCTAGAGCCTAGCAGCACAGATGATCTAGAAAATGACAAGAGAGTGGCAAATGTGCCAGGACTAAAAAGAAAAGGAATAGAAGGAACTCCTCCAGGAGACCGACCAAATAAAGGAAGAGCAGTTTAATATGGCAACAGTTTTATTTTGTAGCAAAAACGATATAATCAGAAAGAGTCCCATCCTAGACTCCTCAATAGACAGTGACAAGCTTGTTCCTGCTTTGCACCTGGCTCAGACTCAATATCTCAGAGAGATCATAGGGACTGACCTTTACAACAAACTAGCATCTGACATTGCTGGAAGCTCACTGTCAAATCCCTATCTGGATCTGCTTAACAATTTTGTGAAGCCTATTTTGATCCATTTGACACTATCAGAGTTCCTAAAGACAGCAGCCTACACTATCTCAAACAAAGGAGTGTTTAAACATACATCAGAGAACGCTTCTGAGCCTTCTGCTGAAGAGATCAAGGATCTTGTACAAATAGAAAGACAAAGAGCTGAGAGCTACACTGAGAGGTTTCTAGATCACATGGCATTCAATGCCTCTACAAACTTCCCAGAATGGTTTTCAAACAGCAATGAGGACATGAGTCCAAATTATGAATCATTCAAAATCGATTGGGTTTTATGAGTTATGGGCAGATATATACAACAAGCTGGTGGGGAGACACAAATGCAGCAAGTGGATGGGGTTCAATCTATCCATTTAATGCAGACGGAGGAATCCTTTCAGCAGATTCAACAACAATCACTGCAGATCAAACAATATACACTGCAGATCAAACAACTTTTTAATTTTAAATAATGGCTTTAGAAGTAATAAATACAGGCACAGCAGCGAACTCGGGAGATGGTGATAATCTCAGAGCTTTTGCAACAAAATCAAAAAACAATTTTGCTGAAATCTATGCAGATGACTTTGTGACTTCTGCTAGAATTGCAGATGATGTTGCACTAGGTGGGAATCCAACTACAACAACACAGACTGCTGGAGATAATTCCACAAAAATAGCGACAACTGCCTATGCAGACACTGCTGTTGCAAATGCAATTGATGCAGCTCCTGCTGCTCTAGATACGCTCAATGAGCTTGCTGCTTCACTCAATGATGATGCAGACTTTGCAGGAACTATGACAACATCTTTGGCTGGTAAGCTCTCAACAGATGCTGGAGCTGTAGGCACATCAAACCTGGCTGACAGTGCAGTGACAACAGCAAAGATCACAGATGCAAATGTGACTACTGCTAAAATTGCTGATGATGCAGTGACTGCTGATAAATTAGCAAATTCTATAAACACTGAAATTGCAGCAAATACAGCAAAAGTGACAAATGCAACTCACACAGGAGATGTGACAGGAGCAACTGCATTGACAATTGCAAATTCTGCAGTCACTACAGCAAAGATTGCAGCAGATGCAGTAGATGGGACAAAAATTGCTGATGATGCAATTGATTCAGAACACATTGCTGCTGATTCCATAGATGCAGAACACTATGCTCCAGGAAGTGTTGACAACACAGCTCTTGCTGCTGATTCTGTAAATGGAGCAAAGATTGCTGATGACTCAATTGATTCTGAGCATTTTGTTGATGGATCTATTGACACAGCTCACATTGCTGACTCACAAATCACAACAGCAAAAATTGCTGATGATGCAGTGACACTTGATAAGATTGCAGATGCTGCTATAGTGACTGAAGCTGAAGGAATAGGATCAAATGACAATGACACAACACTTCCAACAAGTGCTGCAGTAGTTGACTATGTCGCAAACAACTCTTCTGACTCTTTAGCTGCTCTGACAGCAGCTGATGGAGGCTTTGTTGTTGGAGATGGGACAAACTTTGTTGTTGAGAGTGGATCAACTGCAAGAGACTCCATAGGATTAGGAACATCTGGACACATTCAATTTCATTGCTTAGGAATTGGACAAGCTGCTTCTACAAACAATGGACAAATTGATGCCTCTACTGTCTATGCAGGAACATTTGGAAAAGATTCTGGAGACTACATCACCTGGACTACAGACACACAGATGGATTTCTATGTAAATGGATCTAATGAAATGAGACTTGAAGCTGATGGAGATCTACATGTTGATGGAGATGTGATTGCAGCATCAACTACAGTGTCATCTGATGAAAAACTTAAAAACAACATCAAGCCAATTTTTGCACCTCTTGAAACTATAGAACAAATCAAGGGAGTTGATTTTAATTGGAAAAAGGATGGATCAAAAAGCTCTGGTGTTATTGCACAGGACATTCAAAAAGTGATGCCTCATCTAGTAAAAGAGGTCAAGTCTCTTGACTCTGATGATAGTCATTTGACAGTTGACTATAATGGTCTGATAGGTTTGCTGATTGAGTCTGTGAAAACATTAAGCGAAAAAGTAGAAAAACTAGAAAATAGATAGAAATGGCTTTAATAGGAAACTGCAGCAATGTTGTTTACACTGACAGTGAAACAGAGTTTACAACTGAAACAAAAACAACACCAGATGGTACTTCTGTTGAAATACAAGTACCTGTGCGAGTAAGAACTCAAACAGACTACACAAATGTCTATCTAGTTGTCTATTTTATACAATTAGACAGGCACTACTATTCTGTAAGTGATGAGTCAACAGGATATGATCAAGTCAAAGTTGTGCCTTACAGATTTGCAGCCTATGCGAGTGAACAGGCTAGAAATGAAGATCCAGAAAACCCTTTGTTTTTTGGAGGTGAAATTTTACCAGACTATGACTATGATCGAAATGTCTATGAGCAATGCTATGAGGACATTTTAACAAGAGAAGGTTTAACTGAGTTAGTAAGAGATTAAAAATTTTAAATTATGCCGATTGTATCAAGTGGACAAATTGCACTAATTGCAGACATTGAAGCAGAGTTTGATCAGCCTGGGACAGAGGATATATCATTGCTCACAGCAAGAGATGATGCAGGCTTAGGCTCTGGAGAAATCTCTATGCAGGCTTTTTATGGACAAAGTGATGTTGTTGCAGCTACTGTTGTGACAAATTCAGCTTCTAGCGTTTCCTACAATTCTATGACAATAAATGGTAATGTCACAAATGATGGAGGTGGCACAATAACAAGTAGAGGCTTCTATTTTGGGACATCATCAAATTATGCTTCAAACACAAAGTACACTGTTGGGAGTGGAACAGGAACTTTTTCAAGAAGTATGACCTCTATAAGTGCATCAACAACTTACTATGCAACGGCTTTTGCGATCAATGCAGCAGGAGAAGTTCGAGGCTCTACAGTCAGTCAAGCGACAAATGCAGCTCCTATTGCAGTCTCTATTTCTTATGCAAGCTCAGGAAACGCAATTTCTACCTATGCAAATCAAGGACCATTCAATGGCTATGTTTACTATGGTAGTTGTAGGTCAGGATTTACTAGCTTGAGTAGGTCTATGCCTGCAAATTCTATGTACAATCACACTTTTGGCAAACAATGTGCTAGTGGCGTGTCTTGGTATGCCAATGACTATGAATATATTCCATCTATGAGTAGTGGTGGCTCTAGGAATTACAGTTGGTATGCTGAAGGGAATGCAACCAACTCTTATATAAATTCTGCAAGATCAGTTTATGGGCAAGTGTATGCTGTAGGAAATTATTCACTCACTAGAAATGGAAGTCCAGTTAGAACTGTTCACTTACATTAATGGAAGATTTGAGAACAATAGGATTGACATTCATAGCACTGCTAATCAGCTTGCAGGATGTCACTCCTGTGCTTCAAGTCATCAGTTTAATCAGTGCAATCATTTACAGTTGCATTGGAATTTATAACAGACTAAAAAAATGAAACTACCTACAAATGGAAGGGCAAAAGCTCTGAGGTCATATTTTGGATCACTCATCATTTTTCTATTTATCATCGGGATCATTGTTGTTTTCATTCAATTTCCTGTTTTACCTTCTAATAAAGAGACTGTTCTCATGCTCATTGGAGCTATCTCAGCCTCAATTCCTATGATAATAAGCACAATCACAGGAAGAGATCCTCATGATGTAGATGCACTAAAAGGGACAATTGATAAAAAAGAAAATCAGATTGAGCTTCTAGTCTCTGAAAAAGACAGACTAGAGAAAATGATCATTGAACTGCAAACCCAAATCTTAGAGAATTATGACAACACACTTGACAGAGTTCTGTTGTCTAAGTCTATAGATTATGACCTACAAACTAATCCACCAAAAACAAAAAAATGATAGTAGCAATTTCAATTTTAATTATTGCAGCAGCCATTGTAGGTGTTTTGACTTACAATGGAGTTTTCACAGACAAAGACAAAGATGGCATTCCAGACAAAGTAGAGGAAGCTTTTGAAGATGTCAAAGAAGATGTGAAAGAGGCTGCAAAAAAAGTCAAAAAGAAAGTCACTAGGAAAACTAAAAAGTCATGAAAGGACCAAAGCCATGTCAATGTGGAAACACACAGCATCCAGATGGGTATTGTGATGGAACACACTTGAGCAAATAAAATGGATTTTCTTGCTTTTTACATAGCCTGTAGAATAGCAGAAGGTCTATTTGTATCCTGGTGGCAACAAACACACAAACAATGAATCATTTTAAATTTTCAGAATTTGATTGCAAATGCAGCTCTTGTCAAAGCACAGGAACTTCTGGCAAAGTCAACATGGATGCTGATTTTCTTGAAAGGCTTGACTATGCAAGGGCAGTTGTCAGAGGAAACACTCCTTTTGTCATCACATCTGGCTTTAGATGTCAAGCTCACAATACAAAAGTGGGAGGCAGACAAAAGTCAGCTACCTCAAAGGGAAGCTCTCACATGTATGGATATGCAGCAGACATTGCTGCCACAACATCTATTGCTAGATTTCAAATCACACAGGCTCTTATTGAGGCTGGATTTACTAGAATCGGAATCTCTGCAAAAGGTGGATTTATTCATGTTGACTCAGATCCAGACAAGTCTCCTGGAGTCCTTTTCCTTTATCCAAACTAATACAGTTGGCTGCACATTGAAATGGGAAAGTCACTGAATAGAAAAGGCAAAATCAGCCACTGCACCAGAGCAAAAAAACAAGGGAGAAACATTCCAGCAAAAAAGAAATGATGCCAGACAATTTCATCAAAAACAATCTGTCAATTGTGCTGTCTTTTTTAGTTGCTGTATTCACAGCAGGGGGAATCTTCTCAGAGTTCACAGCTTTAAAAAATGAGCTGACTCTTGTACATGAAAGACTAGACAAAAAAATCATAGTGATTGACAAACTAGAGGAAAGGATTCTAAAGATTGAAAAACAGAATGAATTTGAAAGAGGTTTCATGAGAGCTAAAACAAAAGACCTCCTGGAATCACATGGCAAATCTTGAATCATGTCAAAACAAAAAAAGAAATTCGGACAAACTACAGTAGGAAAGCTCATCAAGGCTTCTGTGGGACTAATCAATCCAACCCTAGGAAGCCTCATCAATGGCAACATGGGAGTTGAGGAGGTCATTGCATCCATTAAAGGATCTGATGCTCCTGCAGAGGACAAAATAAAAGCACAGGAGCTTGTCTTGGAAGCCTATGAAGCTGAAGTTGCAGATAGAGCTTCTGCTAGACAGAGAGAAATGCAAGCAATTGCTTCTGGATCTAGTGACATCTTATTCAAGACTGTAGGCTGGGGAATTACATTGTCATTTGTTGCAGTTGTTTTTGGAGCAATTGGACTTTGGGAAGTCCCAAAAGAATCGCAGAGATTGTTTGACATGGGTTTTGGAGCTGTAGTGGCAGCCTTTACTCAAGTGATCGGATACTACTTTGGATCTTCTGCTGGTAGCAAGCAAAAGACAAACATCATGAACAAAACAGAGAAGGATGAATACTAATTTTTGGCAAAACATAAACACAGAGAATCGACCACAAAACAAATCATCAGAGAGAAGGATCTTGGCAATTGGTGATCTACATGCTCCTTTTGAACTAGATGGCTATTTTGACTTTTGCAAAGAGATCTACAAGAAATATGACTGCAACCAGGTTGTCTTTATTGGTGACATCATTGACAATCACTATTCTAGTTTTCACACTACAGATCCAGATGGACTTGGAGGAGGTGATGAGCTGCAGTTTGCCATTCAAGCTGTAAAGAAATGGTCTGATGAGTTCCCTGTTGCAGATGTGTGCATAGGTAACCATGACAGGATGATCATGAGAAGAGCTTTTGACTCTGCTATCCCAAAGATCTGGATCAGATCCTACAATGATGTCCTGGGAACAAATTGGAATTGGGTTGAGCGTATTGTACATGATAACGTACAATACATTCATGGAGAGGGAGGCACAGCTAGAACAAAGGCAAAAAATGACATGATGTCAACTGTCCAGGGACACATACACACTCAAGCCTATACTGAGTGGCTTGTAGGAAGAAACTTTAGAGTCTTTGGCATGCAAGTTGGGTGTGGTTTAGATTCAACTGCCTATGCAGCAGCCTATGCAAAACATTTCAAAAAGCAAGCAATTGGATGTGGAGTGATCCTGGGAGGAGAAACTGCTATCAACTGCATGATGAAGCTCTAGATCTAGAGGCTAACTTTTGGCTAAAGGGACACTAAAACGGACACCAAAAAAACAAACCCCCACTAAATGCAGGGGTTTACGAAGAATATCGCGGAGAGACAGGGACTTGAACCTACTTAGTAAATAGTGCTAAAACCTAGTAAAAACTAGCATTTTTGTCTTTTCCTGGTAATATTTGACACTATTTACTAGGATTTTGTAGTTTTGAACGGACACCAAAACGGACACTACATGAGTTTTTTGCTACATGGATCTCAAAACTACATTTTTTTTGTTTTCTATCTCTATGGAAAAAAATGTAGATACTCTACAAAGATAAAAATTGAGAGATCTGAGTGGGATCTTAAAACACAAAGACCAAAAGCCAGGAGAGGTGAGATAGGAGAAGCAAACAGAAAAATCACACATGAGCTTAATGAATACCAGAAAGTCTTTGATGATCTTAAAAGGTACTACAAGGAAAGTCTGACAAAAGAGATAGTCAAAAAAAAGTTTGATGAGCATTTTCAGCTTGCTCAAGTCACTAAGAGGCTCCCCTACTCTGACTACTTCCAGATCTACATTCAGCAAAAGAAAGACAGTGAGTCTGTCAAAAAGGTTTCCTGGCAAAAATACACTAGGCTGCACACAGCAATCATGCAGATCCAGAAAAAGAAAAACAAAGTTTTCTATTTGTCTGATTTTGACAGTGCTTTTTTCAATGATCTGATTGCATAC